AAACCGATCCAGGACGGTATGGATCGTCCTAAAACAGAACTTGCATACAGAGTTCCAGCTTCGAAGCTTACTAGAAGGAAGCTTGAGAGCAATGAGCAATTAAGAGAATTAGATGGACTTGATACAACAATTGACTGGAAAAATACAGGTGACAACTCTTATGATGGTGAAAAGCTAAAACTATTAGCTCATGATGAAAGTGGTAAGTGGGAAAGACCTGATAATATATTAAACAACTGGAGAGTTACAAAAACTACATTAAGACTAGGATCAAGAATAGTAGGTAAGTGTATGATGGGCTCAACTTCAAATGCTTTAGATAAGGGTGGAGACAATTTCAAAAAATTATACAACAATTCAGACGTTAATAAAAGAAATCGAAACGGACAAACATCTTCTGGACTCTATAGCTTGTTCGTTCCTATGGAATGGAACTATGAGGGATTCATCAATACTTATGGACTACCTGTCTTCATTGGAGGTAAAAATCCAGTCAAAGGAGTTGATGGTTTTGACATTACAACGGGAGTTATTGAACACTGGGAAAACGAAGTAGAAGGCTTAAAGTCTGATCAAGACAGTTTAAACGAATATTATAGACAGTTTCCAAGAACTGAAAAACACGCTTTTAGAGATGAAACTAAACAAAGTCTTTTTAATCTTACTAAAATATATGAACAAGTAGATTACAACGAGGATTTTAACAATAGAACAAATGTAACTAAAGGTAGTTTTCAATGGTTAAATGGTATTAAAGATACACAAGTAATGTTTGTGCCAAATAAAGATGGTAGATTTAAAATTAGTTGGGTGCCACCTAAATCACTTCAAAATCAAGTAATTATGAAAACTGGAACTAAGTATCCAGGTAATGATCATATAGGCGCTTTTGGTTGTGATAGTTACGATATATCAGGAACTGTTGATGGTAGAGGTTCTAAAGGAGCTTTACATGGCTTAACTAAGTTTTCTATGGACGAAGCACCATCTAATCATTTTTTCTTAGAATATATATCAAGACCACAAACAGCTGAAATATTTTTTGAAGATGTTTTAATGGCTTGTGTATTTTATGGTATGCCAATACTGGCTGAAAATAATAAGCCTAGATTATTGTATTATTTTAAACGTAGAGGTTATAGAGGTTTTTCAATGAATCGTCCTGATAAAGTTTGGAATAAACTCTCTACAACAGAAAAAGAAATAGGTGGTATACCTAACTCTAGTGAAGATATTAAACAAGCACACGCTGCAGCTATTGAAGCCTACATTGATACTTATGTGGGTTTAAACGAACATGGATATGGAGATATGTATCATCAAGATACATTAGAAGACTGGGGAAAATTTAATATAAACAATAGAACAAAACACGATGCGTCTATTAGTTCTGGACTTGCTATTATGGCTTGTAATAGAAATAAATATAAACCAATAGCAGACAGAACATTAAAAAAAGTAAATTTAGGAATAAAAAAGTATAATAATGATGGATTTCTTTCAAAAATTAATAAATAAATGATATACACTAATACTAGAAGCTCTTTTCCAGATCAAGTAATTCCACAAGAAGAGAAAATGACTGCAGAATATGGTCTGCAAGTAGCAAGAGCTATAGAAGGTGAATGGTTTAGTCAAGGAGTTGGTGGTAATAGATATTCTTTTAATTATACTATATTTCACCAAAGAAGGCTTTATGCTAGAGGAGAACAGTCTGTTCAGAAATATAAAGACGAGTTGTCTATTAATGGTGATTTGTCTTATTTAAACTTAGACTGGAAACCAGTTCCTGTTATACCTAAATTTGTAGATATAGTAGTAAATGGTATGTCAGATAAGATGTACGAAATAAAAGCTTTTTCCCAAGATCCAGCCTCACAAAAGAAAAGAACTGAATACGCTAATAAAATATATAGAGATATTCAAGCTAGAGAGTTTATTCAAACAATGCAACAAGAATTAGGTATTGATTTGAAAGAAGCTCCTGCTGGTGCGCCAGAAACAGAAGAAGAGCTAGAAATACATATGCAATTAGATTATAAACAATCTATAGAAATTGCAGAAGAAGAATTAATAGAAAACACTTTAGCTAAAAACAAATACGATTTAACTAGGGCTAGATTTAATAGAGACTTAGTTGTGTTGGGTATTGGAGCTGTTAAAACTTCTTGGAATAAATCAGAAGGTATTGTTGTTGACTATGTTGATCCAGCTAATCTAGTTTGGTCTTATACAGAAGATCCTAATTTTGAAGATATATACTACGTTGGTGAAGTTAAAAATATTAGTTTACCAGAACTTAAAAAAGAGTTTCCTGAGCTAACAACTCAACAACTAGAACAAATACAAAAATTTCCAGGTAATACTAATTACACTAGAAACTGGACAGGTAAAGATAATAATAACACTGTACAAGTATTATATTTTGAATATAAAACTTATATGGATCAAGTATATAAAATAAAATATACTGAAAACGGTTTAGAAAAAGCTTTAGAAAAGCCTGACTTTTTTAATCCACCACCAAGCGATAACTTTGACAAGGTGTCTAGATCAATAGAAGTATTGTATTCTGGAGCTAAAATATTAGGCCACGACATAATGTTAGACTGGAAGATAGCAGAAAACATGACTAGACCTTATTCAAACACTGTTAAAGTTAATATGAATTACCAACTAGTTGCACCACACATGTATAAAGGTCGTATAGAGTCAACTGTAGAACGTATGATAGGTTTTGCTGACATGATTCAATTAACTTCCTTAAAACTACAGCAAGTGCTTTCTAGAGTAGTTCCTGATGGTGTATTTATGGATGTAGATGGTTTAGCTGAAGTAGATTTAGGTAATGGAACTAATTATAACCCAGCTGAAGCATTGAATATGTATTTTCAAACAGGTTCTATAGTTGGTAGATCAATGACTCAGGATGGTGATATTAACCAAGGTAAAGTTCCAATACAAGAACTAAATACTTCTTCAGGTGGTCAAAAAATAAACTCTCTTATATCAACATATGAGTATTACTTAAAGATGATTAGAGATGTAACGGGACTTAATGAAGCTAGAGATGGTACTATGCCAGATAAGCAATCGTTAGTTGGTTTACAAAAACTTGCAGCTGCTAATTCAAATGTTGCAACTAGGCATATATTAAATGCTAGTTTGTTTTTAACATTAAGAGCTTGTGAGAATATATCATTAAGAGTTGCTGATAGTATACAGTTTGATTTACTAAGAGAAAGTTTAATTGATAGCATAAGTCTTTATAATATTAAAACGTTAGAAGAAATACAAAATCTTCACTTATATGATTTTGGTATATATCTAGAGGTTGAACCAGATGAAGAAGCAAAAGCATCACTTGAACAAAACATACAAGTAGCTTTACAACAGCAGTCAATAAGTTTGCCAGATGCTATAGAAATTAGAGAAATAAAAAATCTAAAATTAGCTAACAAGTTGCTAAAACTTAAGCAAGAGCAAAAAGCTGAAAAAGACCAACAAAATAATTTAGCAAATATAAAAGCTCAAGCTGACGCGAATGCAGAAGCATCTGAAAGAGCAGCTATGGCTGAGGTTCAAAAACAACAAGCTTTAGCACAAACTACTTTACAAATTGAACAAGGAAAATCTCAATTTGAATTACAAAGAATGCAGAGCGAAACTGAATTAAAAAAGCAATTAATAGAATTACAGTATGGATTCGACAAAGAGTTAAAATCTATGGAAGTTCAAGGTATGAGAGATAAAGAAGCTTTCATAGAAGATCGTAAAGATGAGAGAACTAAAATACAAGCAACTCAACAAAGTCAACTAATACAACAAAGACAGGATGGCACAATGCCAACCAATTTTGAAATGCCTAACAACTAGGCGAATTATTATATAATATCATATCATGGAAAACAAAGAAAATATACCACAGGAGGGTGACTTTAAAATAAAAAAGCGTCCTAAAAAATTATCCAATAACAAACCAGAATCTAACAAAATAGATTTATCTAAAAAGCCAGATGTAAAAGAAACTGAAGTAGCTAAGATAGATTTAAATAAAAATAAAGAAGATGCCATTCAAACACAAAGCACAAATGATAGCAATGTTATTGTCGAAGAAAAGAAAGACGAGACAAGTAGCAAAGAAGTGGTTGAAGAAGTACGGAGCACCGAAGAAGTAGTTTCGCCAATAGTAGAGGTAAAAGAAGAAGAAGTTAAAGAAGAAGTTAAAGAAGCTACTAATGAATTAAAAGAAGCAGTAAGAGATGAAAAGGTAACAGGTAAACCTTTACCAGAAAACATCGAAAAACTAGTTTCATTTATGGAAGAAACTGGTGGGACAGTTGAAGACTACGTAAGGTTAAATGCTGATTATTCTAGTTCTGATGACGTTACACTACTAAAAGAATTTTATAAACAATCTAAACCTCATTTAGATAACGAAGAAATTGAGTTTTTACTTAATGATGAATTTTCGTATGATGAGGAAGAAGATGATGAAAAAACTGTACGCAAGCGTAAGCTTGCAATAAAGGAAGAAGTTGCTAAAGCCAAAAACTTTTTGGAAGAAACCAAGAGTAAATATTACGACGAGATCAAGTTGAGACCGGGCGTTACTCAGGAACAACAAAAAGCTATGGATTTTTTCAATAGATACAACAAAGAACAACAAATAGCTGAAAAGCATCATGAGTCATTTAAAAATAAAACTAATAATTATTTCACTAACAATTTCGAAGGTTTCGATTTTGATTTAGGTGAAAAGAAATTTAGGTATAAAATATCAAATGCTAATGATGTAGCTGAAAAACAGTCAAACTTAAACACGTTTGTTAAGAAGTTCTTAAACAAAGAGGGAGAAGTTGTTGATACTGTAGGTTATCACAAAGCTATTTACGCTGCTGAAAACGCAGATACTATTGCTAATCATTTTTATGAGCAAGGCAAGGCCGATGCTGTAAAGAACATGATGGCTAAATCTAAAAATATAACAAATGAACCTAGGCCACAAGCTAATGGTGATTTGTTTATTAATGGATTAAAAGTACGAGCAATCACTGGCGCAGATAGTTCTAAGTTGAAAATAAAAACAAAAACAAAAAACAACAACTAAAAAATAAAAATTATGGGATTATCCGGAGGAGGCTTTCCAGCTTCTATTACTCCAATGCCTAACAAAGTCACTTTAGAAGGAAATTATATTAATTTCCAAGATGCAGCTGGAGGATTTAACGCATGGGCACAACAATATCTACCTGAGCTTTACGAAGCAGAAGTAGAAAGATACGGGAACCGAACACTAGGTGGTTTCTTGAGAATGGTTGGCGCTGAAATGCCAATGACATCTGATCAAGTTATTTGGTCTGAACAAAATAGATTACACATTGCTTATAA